CGTGATTTTTTACGATGGCAAAATTGAGGTAGGGGGGGTATCCGAAAGGGTGCCCCTTTTTTTTATGACTGCAGGACGTAGACCAAAGCCGGCACAGCTGAAAGTCCTGGAAGGGAATTTCAGAAAGGACCGGGATAGCCACGGTGCGAATGAGCAGCGGCCGATCGGTCTGCCGGAATGCCCGAAGTGGCTGCCGCGCTCTGCAAAGAAATACTGGTCTGAGGTAGGGCCTCAGCTGGAAAAGGCCGGACTGATCTCGTTGCTGGACCAGGCGGCGTTTGCTGCTCATTGCGACTCGGTTGGCAAGTTCGAGGAAATCACCAAGAAGCTGAAACGGCTGGAGGACATGGTGGACTTCACGCCGCAGAACTATGCGGTTCAGTCGGTCTATTTCCAGATCCGGAACAAGCTGTGGGATCAGGTGATGAAGAGTGCGAATGAATTTGGTCTGACTCCAGCGGGTGCCAGTAAGGTGAAAGCGCCGGCCCAGGGCCAGCTCGATCTGGGTGGATTCGAGAGTATCTGATGACCAGGGATTACGTCGCCATCGCAATGGAGTACATCCGGCAGGTGATTGACGGCGAGATTCCTGCCTGCAAATGGGTACGGCTGGCCTGTCAGCGGCAGCTGCGAGACCTGGACAGGGAAGGCACGGCAGATTTTCCCTATTGGTGGGAGCCAGCACTGGCGAACCGGGTCTGCCAGTTCATCGAATTGCTGCCCCACGTCAAGGGCGAGTGGGCGCGGGAGCGAAAGCGGCTGGAGCTTCAGCCCTGGCAGATCTTCCGCCTGACTACGGTGTTTGGCTGGATCAACGAGGACGGGTACCGCCGATTCAAGACGGCCTACAACGAGATGCCTCGAAAGCAGGGCAAGTCATCCGAAACTTCAGGCGTTGGCCTGTATCTGCTTACCGCTGACGGTGAGCCGGGCGCCGAGGTATACAGCGCTGCCACCACACGGGACCAGGCACAGATCACCTGGAAAGACGCCAAGCAGATGGTCGACCGGACGCCCGGGCTTCAGGCCCGTTTTGGTGTCGCGACAAGCTCGAAATCGATCTATGTCGAGCACACGAACAGCGTGTTTCGCTCCCTGAGCCGGGACCAGGGCGGTAACCACGATGGCCTGAACGTACACGGCGGCCTGATCGATGAGCTGCATGCGCACAAGACCCGCGAAATTTTCGATGTTATCGAAACAGCGACCGGTGCCCGAAAGCAGCCTCTGCTGTGGCTGATTACCACGGCCGGGTTCAACCGGGCCGGTATCTGCTACGAGCAGCGCGCTTACGTGACGAAGATTCTGGAAGGTGTGGTCAAGGACGAAAGCTACTTCGGAATCATCTACACGATCGACGAAGACGACGACTGGACGGAGCCGGCCAGCTGGATAAAGGCCAACCCGAACTGGGGAATTTCGGTCAATCCGGAAGACATCGAGCGCAAGGCTCGCAAGGCCATGACGATGGCGGCGGCCACTAACAACTTCCTGACCAAGCATCTGAACGTCTGGGTAAACGCGGATACGGCCTGGATGGATCTTCAGGCGTGGGAGCGGTGCGGCAATCCGGCGCTCACGCTGGAGGGATGCGCCGGGCGCAAGGCTTGGATTGGGCTGGATCTGGCTTCCAAGATCGACATCGCGGCGTTGGTTGTCCTGGTGGAAGAAGACGACGGTGGGTACGCCGCTTTCGGCAAGTACTACATACCCGAGGACGCAGCAGAAGAGGGCCGGAACCAGCACTATTCAGGGTGGGCTCGTCAGGGGCTGGTAACCCTGACGCCTGGTGCAACCACGGATTTTGCGTTCATTGAGCAGGACTTGCGGGAGCTTGCCGGCCTTCTGGATATCCAGAGTGTTGCGTTCGATCCCTGGCAGGCAACCTATCTGGCGACGCGGATGCTGGAAGAGGGGCTGCCGATGATCGAGTACCGGCAGACGGTCCAGAACATGAGCGAGCCCATGAAGACTCTGGAAGCCCTTACTCTCGAAGGCCGAATCCGGCACAACGGCGACCCAGTGTTGACCTGGATGATGTCCAACGTGGTGGCGCATCTGGATGCCAAGGACAACATCTATCCCCGGAAGGAGTTTCCGGAAAACAAGATTGACGGGGTTGTGGCCCTGATCATGGCTCTTGGGCGGGCAATTCGCTCCGAGGGCGATCCGATTCAGCCATCCATTTACGATACTTCGGACGTGACATGCTGATCTCTGTTCTCACTTTCCTGATAGGGCTGGTGGGCGCGCTGCTGGTGGCCTTTGGCTCCTGGCTTGTGTACCCGCCGGCGGGCTACATCGTCGGCGGGCTACTCTGCCTGGTGTGGTCGTTCATGAGCGCCCGGGCGTTGGCTGTGCGGGATTTCCAGGCCCGACAAAAGACGAGGGGTGACCGCTGATGTTCTTGCGTAGCTTCTTTCAGTCCGGCTCAGCCAGCAGCCGTAACCCCGGGAATGATTGGAGCAGCTGGGTGAGTTCCGTGGCCGCCCGCTCCAGCGCGGCTGGCGCCATGGTCAGCAAAGACACGGCGCTGGCA